GACCGATGATACCAGTGCAATCTTTCCTTTGAAGGTGTATCATCTATTTCTATAAGATGTCCGCTCTCCGATTCATAAACATGGTTGAATGGATATTTTGCACCATAAGGACTTGGGGGTTGTGATATTTTCGTAATATCCTGACTAGCATTATTGAGGGTATCCCACTCCTCGGCAGGAATTCTCGATTGCAACTCTGCATTGGGTTTGAATGCAGTTGTTATATTTGTTGCTAAACGATTCCTATTCTTAAATGCAATAATACCAGTAGTATTCACATTGGTTGAATCATCATCTTCTCCACGAGCATATACGGAAGTTGTGGGAACATTTATATTTCTTGGATTTTGAAATTCTTCCCATGAATTTGCAGCAAGTCCTGGCAAAAATGATTGAGATCTTCTTTCTGCATCTGTGTATTCTGTGATCTTAACTTCTCCGCCAGAAACGGTTTCAATGTTTTTGGGGGGAAATGGAAATGCAGTCATGGTAGCAGGAGTTCCACCAGACAAAGATTTTCCTTTATCTGACATTCCTTGTCTGTCTTTATCGGGTGTGTCTAATCTTGAATCATAAAATCCTGTATCCTTTATTGCATATCGTTCTGGTATTCCATGAAGTGTTCCAACCATGACAGGTTCTTGTGCAAGTTCTCCATCACGATAATACCCCATAACCCACGTACCCTCAATTGGCCCAACTGGAGCTTGTCCTACTCCAACCTGACTCGCAGAAGTTATCGGCATCAATGCTTGAGCCCAAGGAAGTTGATCTGTAGGTAATTCGGATTTATCTGCTGTGTGCCATCCAAGAATTCGGACTTTACATCTTCCCAGAAATAATGGATCTTTGCGGTTTTCTACAACACCATGCCACCAAATATATCCGTCTTTACCTTGAAAATATTCTGTTTGCATATTAACTCGTATTCAATGATTCTTCTTTTGCAGATTTTTGGCCAGGTATTCGTTTTGCAAAAGAGTTCTTAATTAATTCCATATCCATTTTATAATCATCCTTAACAATATAATGTCTAATTTTTGAAACCAAATAATATCCAGCATAAAGTTGATGATTTATCTGAGATGTCTCCATAGTTCCAGAAGATTGTATAGAAGATGGTAATTCAAATTTTATTAAATCCCCCACATGTCGTGAAGAATTACCAGCAACAGTAAATGATACAATTACATTTTCAAATTCATGTATTTGTGCATGTCTCTGCAACAACCAATTTTCTACTCGATTGGATTTTGCACTTTGATCTTTAAACGTTTTCTTTTTTGAAATCTTCCCAACATACATTGTATCATCTGGTGGTGCAACAAACAAAACATCATGATCTTTAGTCGTAGTAGCAAGTCTAATAGCCGCATTATTTGATCCTATGTAATCAGAATTTCGACTTATTGTTTTGTTTGTTTTACCATCTTCTGCAATATCAGTTGCAATAAAATTAGAAAATACTCTTTGCGTATCATCTTTTGTTTCTTCGGGATTTTCTTCAACTTGTGTTGCTCCAGTTTGTTCATTCAAAGTTTCAGTAGTAGGATCATCAGTTTTATCGTAATAATCATATTTGACTTCATCATATTTCATCCGAATCGGATCAAATGCAATTAATTTAGAACCATACATTCCATAACCAAGATTTTCCAAAGTCTTAAATGAACTTTTAATTTCAAACTGATCCACACCAAAATATCCTGCTGTTATATTCTGACTTCTACCCCCTATCAATTTGGGAATATATTGATACATTGGAACGTTTTTTTGTTTTCGTTGAGAAATAATCATGCTCTCAATGGACTGATAAAAAAATCCAGTTCCCATTTTTTCAAAAAAAACGAACAACGACCCTACTGGCTTTGGGGGCACATTTGCACTAGCAGTCTCTCCCTCTGCCGGAAGTACATCACCAGAAATAGAACGAGATGCACAAAAATTAATTGCTTCAAACGGACTCCAATTTGGAATTATCACATTTTGTGGAGTTGCGGTTTCTTCTATAAATATTTTCTTCTGAAATTCCTTTATAATATTCTTATTGATTTTTTTCAATACATCTTTAGCTATTTCAGAATATCTTTTTCCGTTATATCCCTTACTAACTTTCATTTTTGTACTATAAACATACTCCTCACTAACAAAAAACAATTTATAGACATTGTGCTTCTCTGCTGTTTCTGTTCTCATAATATCATAAACTTTGAATCTTTGTTTATATACCTCTTCGCTTTTTGAAGTTGGTTCAAGTTTAGTAGATACTTTCTTTGTAGATCCCTCGCCGCTCGGTGTCATAAAAGTTAAAATTAAAGTTTCATCTCCAATAATTGGAATCAATTCAGGAAGCCCTTCAGTGTCTTGAAAAGTAAACGTACCTTTAAGAACATTGGAAAACAGGTCTTCAAATAGTTCTAATTGAACAAACATGTTTCCCGAATTTAACTCAACTTTGTTTTTAGGATTTGATGGAGATATTATCGCTACTTCCAGTAACCGAAAATCTCCTGCTTGAGATGGAGATTGATATCCCTTATCACTAGATACTGCAGCATCTATTCCAGTTTTTGATCCTTGTTCGGCCATAATTATGAAGATGTAAAATATTGCTTGACTTGATAGTCAATATCATGAATAAAATTCGGGTTAATTAGTCTTATTTCTTTTTTATCATTATTTAATTCATCTTCCCAATCATATATTGTTTGTGTTGTACGAAGCGTTATATCAAGAGCATTATATGTGGTTTCGTCTACAATAAATTTCACCTCTGGAACTCTTTCACTTGTTCCTGTTCTTGCAACTTCTGCACGAATAATTTGATAATAATTCTTGGTTGTTGCCATTGCAGATTCTACACTTCCATGCTTGTTCGTAATATATTGTTCAAATTGTTGGGTCGAAAGTGGCCAGTCAAATATTGGATCTTGAATGTCATTGATCAATAAAATTAAATATGAGAATGCAACCGTTTCATATTGATTGTATGAAATAATATCTGGACGCTCTCCATCCCGAACAATGTAAGGATAATATTCTGATATATCCTCAAGCACTTCTGGTTTGAACTTAACACGTTTCATTATGTTAGTAACCGATTGATAATGTTTTGGTTCCGTTCCCCAAATATCGTAACTTATGGAAGGAATTGATCTAAAATAGTTTGCCATTTATTGTCCTGTCCCAGCATGTGGTGATCCTTGGGTTTGAAGTCCAGTTGCTTCTACACTATCCCCACTAAGAAGATATTCGATTTCTTTAAAATTTAGTGTCATAGTTGTTTGTACTGGAGCACCATCTTCATGAAACCCCACTATTCCTTGTGGATCATGATTGACTGACATGCTAGTTAAAACCGATGTACCTATTTTAAATAAATTTTCATTAGAAGCACCGCCCTTCATAAAAAATATCTTATATTGTCTTGGAGATTTGAAAAATGGTGCAGTTAAACGTTGATTGTCTCCTCCACCAAGAGTTGAAAGTCTGGGAGTCATGCCATTTTTAAAATCACCTATGATTCTGTTTATTGTTAATGATTCGGTTTTATCTTTAGGAAAAAACTGAAAAACAAAATCATGAGTTCTGAATTCCCCCGGCCCACGATATACAAGTGCCATGTGATTGTTTACTGCAAGTCCTGCACCAGCCGCAAGAAAGTTTTTTCCTGTTTCTGCTTTTGCAAATAATTTTGATGCAATATCACCAGTAGATCCAAGAAGATTTTCTCCCACTTGCATATTAAATAAAGATCCACCAGTTTTTGCCATTGTCACACCACCTGCTAATCCTTCAAAATTAGCACCGATTGTAGTTTTAAGTGCATTTGGGGGAATATATAATGCAATAGATGATTTTTTTGTTCCTTCTACTTCTAGTGCATTTTTTGATTCATATGAATCAATCATCATATAATGTTGACCACTGGCCGCTTCAGCACCTAAACCAATAGGATATTCTAAATTTTGTACGTTTTTTACGGGATGTAACTTATTCATGTCTAGACGCCATAAGGGTAAATTTAAAATTAAGAATCCCCAAAAATATAAAGGGAATCCATCTAATATTATTTATAGAAGTTTAATGGAGCTTCGTTTCATGAAAGAGTGTGATAAGAATGAAAAGATACTTAAATGGAGTAGTGAAGAAATTATAATCCCCTATATTTCCCCAATAGATAACAAAAAACACCGATATTTCCCCGATTTCCTTATTCAAACAACAAAAGGATGGATACTTATTGAAGTCAAACCACAAATCCAAACCAAACCACCCAAGAAAATATTGATGGAAAAGGTGACTTTAAAAAAGAGAAGAAGATATCTTAAGGCCGTTCAAACTTGGTTGGTCAATGAAGCAAAATGGAATGCTGCAAAGAAGGTATGTGAAGTTGAAGGTTGGAAGTGGTCAATTATGACAGAAAAACAATTGACTCCCGATAAGTGAATAAATAATAGTATTATGGCAGTACAAGAAAGTTTATTAGATAAAATATCAGATACAATTCGTTCTGGAAAAATTGGACAGGAAGTAAAACGTTCTGCTCGATGGTTCCATGACAAGGTTAGGGGATTAAAGGGAGAACTAAGAAATAAATTCAGTTCCACCAATGCAGCCAAATTTTATCGTGAATCAGAAAAAATCAATCCTCTCGTATTCAAAAAAAGAGTAAGTTTGGGGGATTTATTTTGTTACTATTACAATCCCAAATATAGACAAGTATTACCTTATTACGATATGTTTCCAATGATCATGTTGATTGGTGTTGACAAAGATACATTTCTTGGAATAAATTTTCATTATCTTGCACCAAAATTTCGTGCAATACTTTTAGATAGAGTGACTGCTAAAGTTGGGGGCGGTCTTATCAATTGGAAAAAGATTTCAAAAATTAGAGAAATTGCACCTACTGTAAAACGATATCGATTCGACCACATTATGAAAAAAGTAGTTCCAATAGAAAAAAACGAACAAGAAATTGCAATATTTTTACCAACAGAAAAATTCAAAAAAGCAGGCAAAGCACAAGTTTGGTCTGATAGTAAAAGGAAATTCGGATAATGGCGCAGAGTACAGGATTTAATGTCAGTGGATTTACATCAGCAATCAAAACATTGGGTCTTGCAAATCCCAACAAGTTTAAAGTTGATATTACATTTCCTGAGAAGATTAATACAGAAGGAAATGAAACATTACGAAATTTAAGTTTAATGTGTGAATCCATTTCTTTTTCAGGAAGGGGTGTTCAAACTATATTAGATTTGCAATATGGCCTTCGCAAAGAGATTGCATATAACGCACCTGTCTATCAACCAATAACTCTTTCGTTTCTGTGTTCTAGAGAACTAAAAGAAAAACAATTATTGGATAAATGGAATAATTTTATTGTTCCTAATAAAAAAGGAAAGGGATTTGATGTTGCATACTATAAAGATTATGTTGGAACCATTACAGTACATCTGTTAGATAGTGATGGAACAACAGTAAAATATGCCCAAGAATATATAGAAGCATATCCAAAAACAGTAAATGCGATTGAATTGAATCATTCTACACAAAATAGTGTAGCAAGAGTAACTGCTGATTTTCAATATGCTTATTGGAATCCAAAATAATTATTAACCGTCATGAAAGGAACTTATTATGGCATTACCTAAACTGAACGTTCCAGTATATGAGGCAATTTTGCCATCAACTGAGAAAGTTATAAAATACCGACCTTTTTTGGTCAAAGAAGAAAAAATATTATTGCAAGCAATGGAAGACGATTCGCAAAAAGCGATGGTTCCAGCAATTAAACAGATTATTAAAAATTGCATTCAAGGGGAGTTGGATATTGATAGTTTACCAACATTTGATATAGAATATTTGTTTTTGAGACTTCGTGCAAAATCAGTAGGAGAAACGGCTACTATTGGACTAAAACCTTGGGGTTGTCCAAATAACAAAGGAGAACTTTGTGAAAATACAACACAAGTTGAGGTAGATCTAGAAGAAGTAAAAGTAGTAAAAGATGAAAAACATAATCCTAAAATTATGTTAGATGATTCAATTGGGATCAAAATGAAATACCCAGACATCAATGTCGCCGGATTATCCTCTGGAATAGATAACATGGATGCAGGAATGCGTGTTATCAAGGATTGTGTTGAAATGATTTTTACTGGAGAAGAAACATTTGAAAAGGGTACAATCAACGAAAAGGAACTAGACGAATTCTTTGATAGTTTGAATACCCAACAGTTTACAAAGATCAGAGAATTCTTTGAAACTATGCCCGCATTAAAACATGAAGTAAAATATAAATGTGAAACTTGCGGAGAAGAAAAGGCAACAACGATCAGCGGAATCAACTCTTTTTTCGGATAGGCCTGAGTCACAACTCTCTTGAGAATTATTACTTGAGCACTTTTGCAATGGTTCAACATCACAAGTGGAGTTTGACCGAAATCGAGGATATGTTGCCCTTCGAGAGAGATATTTACATGACTATGCTAACTAATTGGGTTAAAGAAGAAAACGAAAGAATCCAAAAACAAAACCAAGCTAGGTAAAAATGGCAGAAGATACAGCAAACGAGCCCACTGGTGCAGATAAAGTGCAAAAAGAGCACGAAAAATCTGTAAAAGAAGACACAAAACAGAATAAAAATCACACCAAAGGGTTAAAGGGTATCAACCTATCTCTTAAAGAACAAAAAAGAGAGATAGAATCTTCTATTTCACTATCTCAGGAGAGAAGAAGTGCAATAGCAGCTCTAATTTCAGTTGACAAAAGTTTAAAAATTGCTGAAAAAGATACCGAAACTGGTTTAGCAGGTGCCGTAAAATCTGTCAAAGATAATATTGCAGCAACAGGTGACAATATTCTCTCTGGTGCTGAAGGTTTTATCACTAATACCTTTGGTGGGCCTCTTGGTGGAATAATTAATGCAGTAACAATTGGATTTCTGAAAAGAAAAATAGATGCATCAAAAGAACAAAAAAGACAACTAAAAATTGCAAAAGAGAAGGAAGATGAAGAATTACAATTAGAAGAAGATCATTTAACCCAACTAGCCGATCGTTTACAACAAATTCCTGAATTTGCAAAACACGACAAAGAATCTCTCAAAGTAGAAGCCAAACGAAGACTAGCAGAAGATGCAGCAGAAGAGTTAGAAAGTCAAAGATTAGCCAAAGATGAAGAATTAACAAACTTCATGCTGAAAAAAGACCCTAAAAAAGAGGAAGAAGAAGCAGCAGAGGGGGCAAAAAAAACAGGC